GCAAGGCAGACTTTTTGAAGATTTGATGTGTGAAGCAATCGCTTATAGGGAGCGAATAAAGCTTAGATGGGGAAGATTCACACTATCGGTAAAACCTATAGGTGAAGATTTGCGGTGGTTCATTCGTTATGGGAATCATTCCATTACTTTCATTAGCCATCCAGATGACGATGAATCAGATAGTGTGTACACGCAGTTTATTTTATTTATTGTTGACGTCATTGATGGAGAAGCAGATTGAACACCACACTTAAGATAATGATGAATTCAGGATACGGGAAGGAATATAAATTGTCACGCAAATTGAAGGCGGCTATCGGTTACTGGACCGATTATTTTTACTGTAAATATGAAGATAGGGTAGTATTTAAGGTTTTTGGCGAAAAAGTGGTGATCAAAGATCGCGACAATACATACTACACCATTTACTATAAGTGGCTTCAATTTGACGTGCACTTTATGGACATTTTTGAAACTCTTGATTTGATAGAGGAACTCTTGAAAGGGGTGTATAACGATGTGGAAGAATCTTAATGGCGAGTGGATTTACATGGATATGGAGATGGGAGCTGATGAACATGAGCGACAGTTGGTTGAGCAGCGCGCTGTTCGTTACGCTGGTCGTGGTTGTGCTGATGTTGGTAGGAGCCTGTCTAAGGGTGATGTGGCTGTCGGTGTGGCTGCTGGGTTGATGGCGGCTAGGGCGGTTCCGAGGATTGGGGGTTGGTTGTTGTGGATCGCGGGGATTTTGATCGTCCTCATGGTTTTCATGTGAGGTATTATGATGACACGTTACTTTATAAGGTGCATAATGTAATTCCATACAAAACCTCTTCACCAAATCATTTGGTTTACAAGGTTATGCGTTCAAGAGATAAGGTGAACGTGTGGTTAACAAGCGAAGGCATTGTTGCACAGCTAGACAATCAGGGACACAGCAAATATATTCAGTTTTCAACAGACAGTAGTGTAGTAGAAATTATTTGCACCATGCTTTCTCAGACAGGAAAACTTGTTGTGGCAGATAGCGATTCGCTTCAACCCGGATTGTTTTGATTATGCGTGTGGCTTATATAGACGGGCTTGGCAGGGAATGGCCTGCAGAGATTTATCTTGAGAAAGAGGTTTATCGTTGTTCGATTTTTCCGGGCTCAGTCGCTGTAGTTGACACTGGAACGTTTGTCCGGTATGTTTATCACCATGACGACCCAATTACAGGAGCACATATAAAAGCAGAGCAATTAACTAAAAGCAATAAAGTAAGTATCATCAACATTGCTGCAATGTTCATGCCATCACACTATTTAATGGTTAAACCCTCTGAAAGGAATTTATCATGACTGTTCTTTACACTTCTTTTTCTGACGACTTCGCCGGCCTGAAGGCTTTCTTCAACGCTCAGGCCAACGCTCTTCCTTTTAAGACTCTTCGGGGTAAGACAATTGAGATTCGGGATGTTGTTATTCTCGAGGAGGATGTTGTTGATACGTCTTCTGGGGAGCTTGAGACGCGTAAGACTGTTATTCTCGTGGATAAGTCTGGTCAGGCTTATGGGACTACTTCGGTTACTGTTTCTTCTCAGGTTCAGCGACTTATCGATGTTCTTGGGGATGTGCGCTCTTGGCCGGAGGCGGTGAAGGTTAAGGTGAGTACTGCTAAGTCTGGGAAGGATCGGGAGTACACGACGCTTGAGCTGGCGTAGTCGGATAGAATGATGGTGCCCCCTGCCCCTTAGGGGGCGGGGGGTATTGTTATGGTGAAGAGTCGTTGGGGTAAGCATTATCGAGCGTTTAAGCGAGCTAGTCGGTATGTTAGGAATACGGCTAGTACGATTAATGCGTTTTTGTCTGGTGGGAATTTGGGTCTGCCTGATACGCTGTCACAGGAGACAGCGTCGGTTAAGACCGGATCTATTAAGGCTGTAAGGAATCGTGAGCATCTCAATGAGCTCGATATTGCGAGAGGTCTTTTGCAGGTTGAGCGTGATCGTGCGATTCGTAAGATGTATAAGATGGCAACATCGGTTGACGGAGCGGATATTAGGGGATCGAAGTATGATCCACTGGGTAAATCAGCTGTTGGTAGAGTTACTCTCAAGAATGCACGAAAAGAACTTGAACGGCTTAGTGAATTTAATAATAGCAGTAGTGTCTGGTATCATACTGACCGCAAGGGTAACATCATTTCTGACAAGGATGTTCGTAGATACCGTGATGCCGTTCGTAGATACAATGCTGATATCGATGCTTATGAACGCAGTGTGAGTGGTACAAAGATTCCTTTTCTTGGTGACGCTACGGTAGGTGATTGGATTAGAGATTTTCGTCCGAAAAAGACTTATTTGCATGGCGGTTCTAGTTATGCGCTCGAGAGAATGAATCCTGATAAGCGAACTTCGTCTTTTGAGTCAGCGGAGGCCATGCGCGCCAAAACTGAGAAGGTTTTGCATGGGCTTACGGTTAAGGGTAAGCGGGAGAAGTTGACGGCGGCTAAGCAGCAGATTGCTGCTATGCTTGATATTATTGGTGATCCTGAGCTTTATGATGTTCTTACTGATATTCCGGATGATGTTCTATGGTTAATGTGGACCGTGAACGACCATTTTGCCAATCAACTTTCTCTTATGTATGAGGCAGCTAAAGAGGGATATTATGATCGCAAGAATGCGGGACAGGATTTGTATTATGATGACGTTGAGGATGCTAATGTGGAAATCAAATCTCTTTTGAAAGAAATTAAGTCTATTAAGATTAGGCCGGAGGATGATTTTAGTGGTTCGCCAATCAATAAGCGAAACCGCCGCCGCCGGGGTCGTAAGGGTTAGAAAGTCTCATAAGAAATTACCTAATTATGTTGCAGATTTTGAGACTACGACCGATGAGAATGATTGTAGGGTTTGGTCTTGGGGTTTGATTAGAGTTGGTAAGCTAGATGATTATGTTGACGGGGTTTCTCTTGAAGGATTTTTGGATTGCGTTTCTCAGCGTGCGTCTCATGTGTATTTTCATAATCTTGCTTTTGATGGTGTGTTTATCATCGATTGGCTTCTTAAGAATGGTTATGTGTGGGTAAAAGAGAATCCTGGTTTCAGGGAATTCACTTCCCTTATTTCTAGGATGGGGAAATTTTATTCTATATCTGTCGTTTTCGACACTGGTTACAGGGTGGAATTTCGTGACTCTTATAAGAAATTGCCGATGTCGGTTGCGGCGATTGCGAAAGCTTTTAACCTACACGATCAGAAACTTAAAATTGATTACAACAAACCACGTCCTATCGGGTATATTCCTACCGAGCAAGAGAAAAGGTATCAAAGAAATGACGTTGCTATTATCGCTCAGGCGCTTGAAATTCAATTTCAGGAGAAGATGACGAAGCTTACCGTAGGGGCTGATTCCCTGGCCACATATAAGCGAATGGTTGGGAAACAGTTTACTAGGCGCTTTCCGATTCTTTCCTCTGAGATCGATAGCGAGGTTCGTAAAGCTTATCGGGGAGGCTTCACATATACTAATCCTAGATTTTCTCGTAGAATTGTTGGTCCAGGCTCTGTTTATGATGTTAATTCTCTGTATCCTTCGGTCATGAGATATTGTTTATTGCCATATGGTGAGCCTGTCTATCGTGAGGGAGCACCTTCAGGCGACTACCCTCTTTATATTTCTTCTATTACTTTTACAGCAAAGTTGAAGAAAAATCATATACCTTGCATTCAAATTAAAAAGAACCTTTCGTTCAATCCCACAGAATATATATCTGAAATTAAGGAACCTACGACGGTTAACGCCACTAATGTTGATATAGAACTTTGGCAAAAACACTATCACATAAAAATTCTATCTTGGAATGGCACATTCGAGTTTAGAGGCAGTCATGGTTTCTTTGATACGTATGTTGATAAATTTATGGAAATTAAAAAGACATCCACGGGAGGACTCAGGCAAATCGCAAAACTCCATTTGAATAGTTTGTACGGCAAGTTTTCAACCAACCCTGACATTACAGGTAAACGTCCAACAATTAAAGACAATGCGGTTTCGCTAGTTTTAAATGAAACAGAAATGCGCGACCCCGTTTACACTCCTATGGGCGTTTTCATCACTGCTTACGCTCGCCAGAAAACGATTACCGCAGCACAAGATAATTTTGATAGTTTTGCATACGCCGATACCGATTCACTTCATTTAGTCGGTGTGACGGAACCGCCTAACACCCTCAACGTTGATCCAGTTGAGCTTGGCGCCTGGAAACATGAGAGCAATTTCACTAAAGCAGTGTACGTGCGCGCAAAACAATATGCCGAAGAGATTGATGGCATGTTGGACGTTCACATTGCGGGACTACCCCGTAATATTGCTTCGCAATTAACTCTGGACGACATGTTGCATGGTGGCCAATGGACTGGTAAACTTATACCAACACGAGTTCCTGGGGGAGTGGTTCTCAGGGACACAACATTTACACTTAAAGTTTGAAAGGACAACGCTATGGCACGCCCCGTTAGCACTCACAAGGTTTATCGATTCCGTATTCCGAAGGCTCTCGCGGAGGATATTGAGAATGTTCGCTGGACTCTTCGCAAGGAAACAGACGAATTGGTAGCGGAGGCAATTATTGAGTACATTGCCAATCATGCTCCCAAGCAGGCAGAGTGACTATTAACCCACCCGGGATTGTGGACCCGTGATAAGGCCCCTGGTGGAACGACCTCACAAGTTTTAATAGCACTAGCCCGCATTGGGTGATAGAATAGGCTACACAGTAATGTGTGGCCTATTCGCTTATATGGAGGAATAATGCCTAACGCTAAGGGTACAGGGAATGTTGCCGAGGACGCTAAGCGTTCTCGTGAACAGATTGAAAAGAATAAGAAAACTAAGGCACCTAAGGATCAGTTACCCGTAACTGGTGTAGATAACGACAAACTGGCTGATCCTAAATATCAGCAGGATCGGGCTCAGGAGCTCAATCGTCGTCGGTTGAGTATGTCTGATGAGCAGAAGAAGGCGGCGGGTGTCCCTAAGGTTGAGGTTTACGATCCGGGGGATAGTGATGGAGACAATAAGGCTGTTTCGCCGTCGGATAGGAATATCTATGGTGGTGACCCTAATCCTGAGAAGGACGACGAGGATCCGTTTAAGGACACGAAAGCCGCTTGGAAACACCTTACAGACGTGTTTGGCGAGAAGGTCACTGCTCTTCAAAACGAGCTCGAGGGCCGCATGGATTCCATGCTCACTCCCACGGAGCGCGAGGTGAATAACCCCTACGCAGGGGATGATGTTCCTGCGTCTAAGGAGATGACGTCGGCTGATGTTCATGAGGCTGTGAATTCGACGGCGAATGATGTTAAGTCGGTCGTTTCGGGTATTGGTGAAATTGGTGGTGCGGCTGCTGAGCTTGGGGGGACTGCCGCTAAGGATGCTGGTCGTGCTACTATTAAGGGGTTGGGGATTGATACGGACGCCGTTAATGACACTGCAAAGACCCTTTCGGGCTTGTCGGGATTGTTTTCTTCCGGCGATTCTCCGGACTCTAAGGTTCCTGACGGGAATTGGCGTCCTAAGCACATTGGCGATCTGTTTAAGTAAGGAGATTTATTATGCCTCAGCTTCGTGACGATGTTGATAATGTTGATATTTTGAACGCTATTCGTGGTGATGCGCGTTATGATTATCAGAATATGGTTCCTGAAGCCACTAAGGCGAATATTAAGGACACTGTTGCTGGAATTATGCGAGATGATATTTCGCGTAATGAGTTTCTGCGTGGTCTTGTGAATCGTATTGGTTCTACGATTGTTCGTGATATCACGTGGAAGAACCCCCTGGCTGTTTTTAAGCAGGGAATGCTTAATTTTGGTGATACTATCGAAGAGGTGCATGTTGATCTGATTAAGCCTACGGTTTATAACGAGGACCGCGATTATCTTGAGTCTGATATTTTCGGTCAAGCTCGGCCTCCAGTGTATTCCGCCTTTCACAAGATTAATCGTAAAGAGAAGTATAAGATTACGATTAATGAGAACGTTATTCGACGTGCCTTCCTTAGCGAGAATGGTTTGTCGGAGATGCTTTCCGCAATTATGGCGGTACCTGCCTCCTCGGATGAGTGGAATGAGTTCCTTGCGATGTGTTCTCTTTTCCGTGAGTATGAGAACAAGTGGGGGTTCTTCCGTCAGCAGATTCCTGACATGAATGTGCTTGTAGCGGACAAGAATTCTACGGATAGTGCTCTTAAGGGCCTGCGCATTATGGCCGATAAGATGCGTTACCCTACTCCCGCATTCAATCACTATGGTGTGCATTCTTATGCGCGCCCTGAGGACCTGGTGATTATTGCAACGCCAGAGTTTAAGGCAAACATCGATGTGACGTCCCTTGCGGCAGCATTCAATCGTGTTGACGCTAATGCGCCGTCACACATCATCACGGTACCTAACGAGTCTCTTCAGCTCGCTGATACGTCTGCGATTCTCACGACGAATGCCTTTCTTCTTATCAAGGATGTCCTACTTGAGAACCGGCACATGGCCAATCCCGAGGGGCTTTACGATAATTTCTTCCTTCACCATTGGTCTATTCTGAGCATGTCGGCGATGGTTCCTGCTGTCGCTTTTGGCACTAAGACTAGTTCTCCGATTGTTGTTCCGGCGCCGGAGACGAATAGTGAGATTCAGGCGATTGTTCTGACGAATAAGGAGGGACAGTCTCAGACGGTTATTAAGCCGGGAAGCGTTATTCAGGCTTCGATTACGTGGAAGACTCCTCCCGCTAATAAGGGGTATGCTACCGACTGGTATCTTGTCAACGCCAAGCATAAGGGCACCCAGATCGATAATGACGGCTTGTTGACCGTCGATATTGATGAGCCCGAAGCTTATCTTGAGGTTTGGGTTAGTGTCGATACTAAGGGCCCGGATGGTACTAAGCCTGTGAAGAAGAAGATTGACATTCAGATTAAGAAGTAGTATTCTTTTTCTACAGGGATCGTTTGGGTAGGCCACCCCACCACTCTTGGGAGTGGTGGGGTGGTTCGTTTAGTGATTGGATTATTTGTTTTGTCTCAGATTAACGAGCTCCCAGGAGAGACGTCGGCGGGCCTGTCGTTTGATTATTCGGTGTGGTCGCCGGGTAGTGTTGTGCGGATGGTGAATGTTCCTTTCGATAATACGTATCGGGACATTATTGATTGGAATGAGTATGGCAATCCTAAGAATTATGTGGAGTCGTTTGAGTTCTCTCAGACGATTCGTCTTGAGTCTATGACTTATCTTGCACAGGGGCGCCCCATTCGTATTCCTACCCCATTTTCCAGGGCGGTTCAGTTCAACTATTTGATGGTGACCAATCCCGGTAGGCCGTCTATTACCTTTACCGAGGATTATCGTCCCACGGTTTTCTTCTATTTCATTACTGATGTTCAGTATATTAATCCTAGTACTACGCAGCTTATTCTTCAGCTTGACGTGTGGACCACGTATTACAGTTGTGTTAAGTTTGGTCGCGCGTATCTTGAGCGCGGACATATGGGAATTGCCGCCAAAAATAGTTTTGAGGAGAATGGTCGCAAATGGTTGCAGCAGCCAGAGGGCATTGATCTTGGGGGACAGCACCTTGTGACTCGCGCTTACCGCAAGGTGCTTGGCGATATTTCCACGAAGAATTATGACGTGCTTGTAACATCAACGATTAAGCTTGATGCACCATATGGCGACAAGCAGAATCCGTCTGTTTCCATGGCCACAGGGTCTTCTCTCGAGGGATTGCCGAATGCTGTTGATATTTGGGCGACTACAGCGGACGGGTTCTTTGCGGGGATGGAGTATCTGTCATCTTATCCTTGGATTAGCCAGGGTATTGGTTCGGTGTACCTTGTTCCCAAGGGTCTTTTTAGTGATGGGAGCACTCGTTCTGTTGTTTTGGGGGGCGGCTCATGGCGCATGCCTAAATCAATTAATAATAAGAAAACCTTCTACATGACTCATGAGAATTTCCGTGATGCTTGTATGCGTATGCTTTCACCGGACTTCTATGAACTCAAAAAGTTTGTGACTTCACCTTACTGTATTTTAGAGTTCACTACCTACACGGGCAATCCCCTTGAGGTCACACCCGAGTCTATTGACTCTGAGAAGATCGGGGCGACAATGTGGGCGCACGTCGCTCCGCCTAATCCCCAGATTCTTTTCTCGATCAACTGGCACAATCACCTTGAGGGTGCTGATGTCATCGACATTGACCAGTCGACTTGGAAGGAGATCAGTGGTGAGGAATTCGATGCGACTACGGGTTATCAGAGTTTGCCTACTTTTGCTGTGCTTAATAACTCTGCGCTCAACAACCTCGCTTCAAACGCTCATACGATTGCTCAGCAGTATAACGGAGCGCGTTGGCAGCAGCAGCGCGCGCAGCGCGCGGCGACCGCGAGCCGGGATATTGCGAATGCGGGGATCGCGGCGACTCAGGCGGGGGCTGAGAACACGATGTGGGGAGCGTCAGCTAACGCTGATTCTCAGTCGCGGTATAACAACATGCGTGCGACCGTGCAGGCGGTTCAGGGTGGGATGACGGCACTCGGCGGGATCGTGGGCCTGAATGGGCAAGCTGTGGGCGCGGGGCTTGGTCAGGCGGCGACGGCGGGCGTGAATGCGATGATTTCGAATTCGCAGGCTCAGTCTCAGGCGCATATTCAGAACCAGTTGACGTCTGGGGCGTCTCAGATTTCGCAGACTCAGCAGAGGGCTGTGCGGGATACGAATTATGAACTCGCTCAGTTCTCGGCTAATGGTGATTATGAGAATGCTGTGGCTGCGATTAATGCGCAGGTTCAGGATACGCAGGTTATTCCCCCGTCGGTGATTGGGCAGACTCAGGGGACTGTTACCCCGATGACGGCATATGGTTTGCATTTGGATTGTCGTGTGAGACAAGTGTCTCGCAATGCTATGACGCGGTTGGGTGAGTATTGGCTCAGGTATGGGTATGCGATGAATACATGGGTGAGGATTAACTATCTTTCCCTCATGTCACATTTCACATATTGGAAGCTCACGGAGTGCTACCTTGAGCGAGCTGATATGCCTGAAACGTTTAAGGGAACTATTCGAGGTATTTTCGAAAAGGGCGTGACTGTGTGGAAAACCCCTGATATGATTGGTACAGCTAACGTGCGTAAGAACAGGATCGATCGGAATAAGGTGGTGTGGTTGGGTGAGCAAGCGGGCTGATTTTGTTAAGCAGGAGTTTTATAATAAGCCCGGCAATGTCGTTGGTTCGTCGTCTGAAGTTAGACAGAGCGCGCTTCAGTCAATGTATTGGAATCAGCTGCGTGGGAAGTGTATTGCGCGTTTCACGTGGGAGGGTCTTCCAAATGGGATTGATCCACGATTCATCGAGAATACGTTGATGGATAATGGATTCGCCATTTTCTATTATGACACGTTCTTCGAGATGTTCATGTGTATGCCTGCTACTCAGACAAGCATTCTGGACATTCAGGACAACCCGACAGCATTCCGGGTTACACGGAACGGTATATACTCTCGGGAGGTTAAGGCTTCTGAGTGTGTGGTTATCTGGGGTAACCAGACTCGTATTCCAGATACGCAAGTAGTCAGAATTTATTCTGAGAGGCTAGCTACGGTTGATCGTACGATTGAGATCGACTTGCTTAATGAACGTAATCCAATGATTGTTGCGTGCAGCAACGATCAGCGACACACCATCGCTAATGTGATGTCCAAGATTTACGACGGCGAGCCTGTGGTTTGGGGGACCGAGAATCTTTCCATGGAAAATCTCGCTCAAACCATCGGTGTGTTCCCGCTTAATCAGAATGCTGGTACGGGCGCGGTTTCGTCTATTAAGCATATGGAGTCGAAGACTCGTATTTGGGGTGAGGCTCTCACGATGCTGGGTATCATGAATATTGATTCCGATAAACGTGAGCGCATGGTGGTCGCTGAGGCAGGCGCCAATACCGGTCAAGTTTTGGCGTCGCGGGAACAATTCATGAAACCACGTGAACTGGCTTGCGAACAGATTAATACGATGTTTCCCGGTCTTAATGTTTCTTGTACATGGGCGATTGATGATAATGCTAACCCTAACCTTAATGACATTCTTGCTGCTGAGAACCTTGCGCAAACGGGAGGTGAGGTAGGTGGCGACGCACACGATAAGGCTTAAAGATGTTGATAGGATCACTAAGGGGCATTGGGGGTTGGATAATTATCCGATCTTCAATGAGGAGTATCGCAAGACTCTTAATGATCGCATTCGCCGCGAATTCTGGTTGAATGAGATCGGGCATGAAACCATTGACATATTCATTTGGCGTCTTGAACTCAAAATGGATTTAATCATGCCCCGCTACAACCGCATGTACCTTGCCGAGTTGGAAAACGTCGACCCCCTCGACGGCGGAATCTCTGAGAACGACACCCGCCAGTGGGGAAACAGCAACGCGCAGGGCAGTAACTCCCAGACCAGCGACGGGAAGGGCTCCACTGGGTCCCGTGGCCGTACGGTTGCCTCTGATACTCCTCAAACTCGGCTTTCCGGTGATGCTGATTATGCGTCGTCTATGAGTGATGCGACGAATGAAACGACAAATAAGTCAAATTCTTCATCGGAGTCGTCCAGCAAGAATCATAACGAATACGACAACAATCAGAGTAGTCGGTCTAAGCAGCGAGGCAGCAAAGCGCAGATGATCGCCCAATACCGCTCTACCCTGATTAATGTTGATAATTTTATTATTGAGGAGCTTCGAGAGCTCTTCCTCGGGGTATGGGACGTTGACCGGCCCTTAACTCACAGCCCAATTTACGGAGGATACTATGGCTGACATTAACGAAATTATTGGCTCCATTGATAAGGCGTTGTGGCGCGTTCGCGACAGGTCCGTCAATAACATCACGCCCTTCACGTATCGTGATGGTCTCACGTACCTTGAGGTGCTTGAGCGTATTCGCGGAGCCGTAGTTGAGTCTATTGATTACATCGGTAAGTTTGGTGTCGAGCAAGACAAGATCATTAAGGAACTTAATGAGAAGGTCTCCACGTTCATCACTGAGATGGAGAAGGTGCATGACGGGTGGAATAAGGATATTGAGGAGAAGCGCAAAAATGTGCTATCCACCATTGAGGAATTCAAGAGTAGACTAATCGCTGTAGCGTTGACGCCCACGGAATCGGATCGCTACAACCTGAATAACGCGTTTTTGGCGACTACCATGCAGGACGGCCGTACGCATTATATGGCCACGAATCTGTTGACGGAGAAGATGGAGGAGCGACTTGATGGGGTCAATTCATCTCTAACTAATTCCTTAAATACTGGCCTTGCCGATAGATACACTAAGTCTGAATCGGATAATCGTTTTGTACAAAAAGAAATCAAGCACGGTATTATTATCGGTAACTCTAACGCCACGTACCCGTGGTTCAATCGTGTCTTAACGGAACAGGGCTACGTTCCCCACAATCATGCTGTTGGCGGCGCCGCTTTCTATAAAGGGTGGAGCGGGGCGTATATTAATCAGCTGAACACCGCTAAGAATCAAGCGATTCAAGGTGGGTATATGAATAAAATTAAGTGTGTGTCTTTCGTGTGTATGCTTAACGATATTCGGCTTGGTCAGTCTATTAGTGACACTGCGGCAGAATGTGCGTCTTTCGTAAAATCTAACTGGCCTAATGCTAAAGTGATTTGCATTCCCGTTATTCTTAACAGGTCTTCCTTGAATATTTCAAAGGAAACAGGTAGGTCAGTCGTCATGCGGACCAACGAGTTCGCTGAAGCCTTTGCTGACCTAAAGCCCCTTATTTGCAATGGTTCAAAGTCTTGGTTCTGGGAGTCAGGAGATGCAGGGCATAATTGGATTAAGGGTAACGATGAGGTTCATCTCACTGATGAAGGTTATGAGCGCGCCGCCAACTATGCCCTTTCTTGGCTTAATGGTGGTGATGGGTGGCGCAACCTCGGCTGGACGAATCTAGAAAAATTCGGTGAGGACGCCAATGCGCCGATTAAATCTAGTATGAAGAATCTGTGGGTGAAACGGGAATTCGATATGGTCACTGTTAGCGGAAATTTCGCCGTCAAGGCGGAAACGCCCATCGACACCAATCTCTGGTGGTTCCCCAGTTGGGCTAGGCCCGCGGGGGAGGTCCTGTTCACCGGATTTAGCGGATTCCGTGAGTCGGCTTATTTCCGTGTGACGTCATCAGGTGTGTTCGGGAACGTCACTAAATGTGTTGCCGGTACGAACTATTTCATCGAAGCAACATATTCTGTATGGTGACTTGATCGATCCTCCTGCTACAATAGTAGCAGGAGGATCAATTTATGGCTTGGGATACGAATAATAAGAAAATTGCGATCAAAGTGATTGGCACCGTCGAGTCGTCACTTAAATATGACGCAATTAACTACAACGATCCGATTACCGTCGGGATCGCACAATGGTTCGGCTCACGCGCAATTAATCTACTTGACACAATGTTCCGTGTACACCCCGCTGACGCTCAACCACATGCCAATGGCAGACTGCGTCAGCAAATGAGACAGTGGGGCAAAGACTCCCCAAACTGGTCAACATTCTATCTAGGCCGCGATGAAGGCGACGGGTGGATTAAACCATTGCTAGCTAAAGCCGCTGCATTGCAGGATAAGCAGCTGGTAACTGATTTAGAGGGATACACGGCAACCGCAATTCAATACGGACTCGACTACAACTCCAACACCGAAGCATTCATCATGTGGGCCTGCGCCTACCACCAATCGCCGCGCGAAGCATTGCGCGTTCTTAATCGTAATGGTGGGGCGTTGACCCTGGATCAAATGTATAACGCCATTATGGCCAACGGTGTCCTAGGCCGCTACCGAAACCGCTACAACCAGGCGCTCGCCATCATCAAATCCGGCGACACATCCGGCGTCGGATCAACGGCCTTCGACGCCACCGTCACACCGGGGAATGGTGGTGTTATCACACAATACGGGAAGCAAAACATTGACATCCCCGAAGTCTCAATGATCCTCACAGCCGATGATTCCGGCATGCCGATCATTCGCACGAGCGAAGCTAATGTCTTCATGTACCCCACAGGGGGATACAACACATGGCAGGGCAAGCTTCCCAAGCGCTCCGTCCAAATGGACGTCCAAAACCAAACATTCATCGTGAACCCCGGAGGCAGCCCCGGCGGGGGTGACGGCTCCGCCGGGGCTAAAGCTGTCGAGTGGATGCGCTCTAGAATCATGAAATTCAGCTACCTGCAGGCACCCGGCAGGCTCGATCCAGACCGATCGGGGTTCAGCGATTGCAGTGGCACTATTTGGAGGGCCTATAAAGACACGTCAGGGCTCGAAGTCGGTACATGGACCGGCGACCAATACTTCCGTGGAAAAGCCGTCATTGAGCGCGGAAGCGGCAATATGAGCGATGCCCAGAAAGCCCTCTGTAAACCTGGGGACATTATTGTTATGTCTTGGGGTCGCGGGTATCCACACACGGATCACGTTGAAATGTATGTCGATAGCGGGCATACTATTGGGCACGGTGGGCCCGGTAATGGGCCACATATTAATCCTATTGGTATGCTCGGTAATGCGGTGTGGTGGACGGTTAGACGACATGGCTAAAAAGAAATTCAGCTACTACAGCTTTTCAAACGTGCTCTCCTACAGGGGCGTATTCAATATGATCATGGGCGCCCGTGGCCTTGGTAAAACGTATGGTGCCAAGAAAATCGTCATCAAAAACGCCATCAACAAGGGGCAACAATTCATATACCTTCGACGGTATAAGACGGAGCTGAAAGGTCGCGCCTCGTTCTTCTCCGACATCGCAGACGAATTTCCTGAAGAGGAATTCCGGGTAGAAGGACAATTCGCGCAGCGCAAAGTAGGGAGGCGATGGGAAACCATCGGCTACTTCATCCCTCTCTCCACTGCCCAGGCTAACAAGTCGATTGCATACCCCAAGGTGTATACCATTATTTTTGATGAGTTCATCATCGATAAAGGATCGCTTCGTTATCTGCCAGATGAAGCTAAAGTCTTCATGGACTTCTACTCCACAGTAGACCGATACCAAGACCGCGTACGCTGCCTCATGCTATCCAACGCAGTCAGCATTATGAATCCTTACTTCATCCGATTCCACATCGAACCAAAACAAGGTATTTCACGACACGCCGACGGCTTCATCGTCACCGACTTCGTAGACAGCAAGCAATTCCAGAACGAAGTCGCTCACACACGATTCGGAAGCTTCATTGTTAATTACGCTGAAGACTACGCTGACTACGCAATTAGTAACGAATTCGCCGACAACTATGACGATTACGTAATGAAAAAGAGTGGTAAAGCAAAATACATGTTCTCCCTGCGCACAGAGCAGGGAAACGTATCCATATGGGTCGACGGTGGCACATGGTTCGCACAAAAAAGACAGCCCAAAGGACCTTTGGTACAATGGGCATATAAAGTCAAAGACCTGCGAGAGGGTGAAAGGCTACTTTTATATGGAGACAAGGTATTGACTATCATGCGTACTACATATCGAAAAGGACGTCTATTCTGTGATAGTCCTGAAACGCGAAATATGTTCGCAGAAATTTTTGTACGATGATTAACATCCCAATTCAAACCATTGATGTTGCTGTAATTCTTGGTGTGACTACTCTAATTGCAATTGTCGGGCGCGCTGTGATGCGCGTCACTCGTTTTCTCGATCATCTAAATGCTATGCTAGTAGTATGGGAGGGGACTGACTCTAAACCGGGCGTCCTCGCTCGACTGGACGATATAGAAGACAAAATCGCTGATATCCAATATCACGTAAAACCCAACCACGGGAACTCTTCTATAGACGCCCAAAACCGTCAACTAGCAGAAATCATCAGCTACCTAAGGAGCAAAACGAATGGGTGAACACGAAACCCCACAGCCCCCAACATTCCTCGGAACACCACAATTCCGACTCTGGCTCTACAGCATCTTCTTCGCCATCAGCTTCGCACTCGGAGTATTCGGCACCCTAGACGGAAACAAAATCGCAGCACTCAACTTCGTCGTAAGTGCTGTACTCGGAGTAGCCGCAGGAAACGTGCCCCGCCAGGAGAAATAATGACACGCCTAGATGACTTTCTGTGGTGGTGTAATTTCTACTGTAATGGAATAGACGTTCTATACAGTCAAGAAATGCGTCAAGAAGGCTTCGACAACCCCGCATCCCCCACCTACATGGACTGCAGCTCCATGACCATCATCGCCGCACAGCAAGCCGGATACCCCACCGGCGGCGCATGGTACACAGGCGACATGGTCCCCGCATTCATCAACGCGGGCTGGGAATGCTACGACTACTCCTGGGACACCATGCAACCCGGCGACGTCGTCATCCGACCCGCCAATGCCTGGCGAGGAGGACACGTCGTCGTCATCGGCTACGAAGACACCTGCTACGAAGCGTACTCAGACGACGTCCCCACCGACGAACAAGTACGCCAAACATCAATCTACGAATTCGGAGCAGAATACATACTCCGACCCCCAGCCGACAACTACACACACACTCCCACTCCCGAACCAGAGCCCGAGCTAATCCCCACAACACTCACAGAAGGAATACTTATGTTCATCCGCGTAAGCTTCGGAGACTCCTATGGATACGCACTCATCCCCTACGGCCTCGGCGCCATGGGAATCAGCCAGGACCAGGCCGACCGCTACTACCGAGCCGGACTCCGACCCACCGAAATCAGCGCCGACGACTTCACCGCACTCGTACAGGAGAGCTGGCAACACTTCGCAGCATGCTTCGGAGGACTCGCCACCAAAACTGACGTCGCCACGCAGACCAGTGCCGTAATCGCCGCCGTCAAGGAAAACGCCACCAAGGTTGATTAACCATAGCAAAATAGCCCCAACTACAATTGTAGTTGGGGCTATTTCGTGTTGCTATAGCAAATCCTCAAGATTAATGCTTCGCGTAATCAGTGAACGAACCATAACCCATTCGTCCTCATGTACAGTTAAAGTGTGCATCAAACCACAACTAAACTCCTTAGTGATATGTGTATTTAGAGTGATTTAAAGCAATCAAGCCCTCACTCAAAATGTTAATCAACGCGTCCTCAATGGAATCGCAAACCACAATAGTGCCCGAAGACTGAAGGTAATGAGGCCACCACTCATATGTGTACTCATTGATCAAACGAAAAGCAATTGATCCGCAATAAAGAATGTTGGCTCCACCACCTTCCCCGGAAGTGTATTCTTCTTTCATGCCGTAACTACGGAGAATGCGCTTTACCTCGTTCAGATCGATCATTTTCCTTGTCTCCTTTGATCTTCGATCCATTCAATTAGCTCGAGTTGACTATAAAAATAATATGTGTGAAAAAAGTATGTAAGCACCCACCGTCTCGCTGATAATCTATGCATCGTCACGTGGTGTCTATTCATATTAAACCATATGGAATCAGGTGTAATACCATAATTCATACCTGACTTGTGAAGATAGTCAATAAACTTTTGAGAATAGGGCTTCAAAGTCATGACACGTCAGCGCAAAAAAGCTCATCCAACTCGTCGAGTAGATACTCAAGCGACCCTCGACTGATGTAAACATGCGATGTCTCAGTTTTGACAACATATTCTTGATTGATGGTGTCATAATACCAAGTGCAATAATAAATACCCTTCGTCACAGTAACAAAATGTTCATTCACACAAATCCTAGCAAAAGTCCCACGAAGCTTCTCAACAACCTCAGGAGGGCATGGCGCAGGAAAACCCTCACTACCCAAGAAAAACTCGTTACGCAAAACACTGTTAGTCGTAATCACCATCGCGAATCCAGCCAATCAATAACCTCGTGCTGAGACTTAAGCACCGCCGTATAGCCATCCTTCTTGCACCTCCAGTGCCGCAACCCAAGGCGCTGAATCACATAATCCTCCCCAGCAATCTCCACAACAAACTTATCGTTAAATTTGCTAAATAAAAACCCCATCGAATTGATGTAATTGGTGATCTGCTGTGGCATGGGA